CAGAACGGCGCGCTCAAACGCTACCAGATCGACGCCGAACTCAACCTGAAACGCGAGCAGAACCTAGCCGAAATGGCCGGCGGCACGGCCCTGACGACGGCGCATATCGGAGGGATGCCGGGATGACGGACAGAAGGAACCGACTGGCTTACGATCCCAGCGGGCTTCTGACTGGCGGTTCGCTAGCCAAAGCGGCGGCGACGCCTGTTGAACTCAGGGAATTTCGCGACGAACGGGTTCTTTTTGGTCAAGCCGCCCCCTAAATTTGCAACGACGCCCGAAGAGGAGGCTGAAATCATCCGGCGCGCGGACGAGATTGGCGGCGGGGGAAGGGCGGGTTGCACGACTTCTGTGAGCGAGGCCGTCAGCGGCGTTGGTCTTTTTCGAGGGGTGCAGAAGAGCGACTGGCCGGTTGTCCTGGATCGGCAGTTGAAATGTTGGCCCCTTTGGCTGATGCGTGTGAGACGATAGCCGCTGGTTGTCAGACGTCATGCGCTTCTCGTCGCAATACGGGGATGATCGAAAGTCTCGCTTGCAGCCGGTAGGAGCCAAGCGCGCGTCGGCGCGATTGGCGACACGGTCAAGGACCTGCTATGAGCAGCGAAACGCGCAGTGGAGGGGCATGCATGTTTCTGATCGACCGTGAACTCGAGGCGTTGGCGGCCTTCAGGCAGGAGCTGCACCGGCGGCCGGAGATTTCGGGCGAGGAGCGGGAGACGGCGGAAACGATCGTTGCGGCACTTGCCGAGACGAAGCCGGATGCGGTCGTCACCGGCCTCGGCGGGCATGGGGTGGCGGCGGTCTATGAGGGCCCAGAGCCGGGGCCGACCGTGATGGTGCGGGCCGAGCTCGACGGGCTGCCGATCGAGGAAGTCTCCGAGATCGCCCATCGCTCCGAGATTTCGGGCAAGGGGCATCTTTGTGGTCATGACGGCCACATGACGATCCTGATGGCGCTTGCCAAGGGCTTTGCGCAGAGGCGACCGGCGAGGGGCCGGGCGATCCTGATGTTCCAGCCGGCGGAGGAAAATGGTGCTGGTGCTGCGGCCGTGCTTGCCGATCCGAAATTTGCCGGGATCAAGCCGGATCTCGTGTTTTCGCTGCACAACTTCCCGGGATTAAGCTTCGGCCACGCGGCGCTGCGCACCGGGCCTGTCAACTGTGCCTCGCGCGGCATGCGGATATCGCTTTCCGGCAAGACGGCGCATGCCTCGACGCCGGAGGACGGCATTGCGCCCACCTTTGCTATGGCCACATTGCTGTCCGGGCTGACGGCGCTCGGCAACAACGGGCTGCTTACCGAGGACTATACACTTGTTACGGTGACGCATGCCCGCCTCGGCGAGGCGGCCTTCGGCATCAGCCCGGGCTACGCCGAAATCTGGGCGACGCTGCGGACGCTGACCGACGAACGCATGGCCGATCTGGTTGCCCGCGCCGAGGCGTTGGTCGCGCAAGAGGCTGAGGCTGCGGGGCTGAAGGTGGCGATCGGCTACGAGGACGTGTTCCACCAGTGCAGCAATGCGGAAATCGCCGTGAGCGCGCTCGCGCGCGCCATGGACGAGGAGGGCGTCAGCCACGACCGCGGCGAAGGCGTGCTCCCGATGAAGGGGTCGGAGGATTTCGGGCTCTTCGGGCGCGCGGCGCCCTCGGCGATGTTCTTCCTCGGCGCCGGCGAGAACCATGCGCGGCTGCACAACCCGGACTATGATTTTCCCGATGGCCTGATCGGCATCGGCGCCAAGGTGTTCATGCGGGTGATCCGCAACGAACTGGGGTGAGGGCGGTCGAAGGTCGCTAGCGCGCGCGGTCGTCATCCCGCCCACCGGAACTGCTCTCGCTCGGGAGCAGCAGGCGAGTAGCTCCCTGCAAACGCCCGATTTCTCGTTCACGTGCGCGCCCCGCATTCATGCGGCGCGCGTTTGCACCTTTCCTAGAAGACCTTCCGTTCGTTTCGTCGCTTTAACCTGACGCTGACTGCGAAGTCGGTCCGATCTTGCGATCCAGTAGCGACTGGGCCGCGGGCGCAAACGCGTGTGGCCGAGAGGCGGCGGAAGCCAACCACCGGAGTAGATCAATGACGACCACGCGCAAAGCGGCACGATATGATCAAACCGCCAGGCCGGCCCCGAAAACGGCACAGCTCCCGAGGCAAGCGACTGCCCTTGATATGAGCGCCTTCCGCTACCCTGATCGCCGCCAGCCGGAAATCCTGGATGCCCAGCCTACCGGCGCTCAAGCGGGACGTGCACAATTGTTCGCGCAGGCTGACCGCGAAACGGAGCAGCGGGCGCTTCAGAGCTTGCTCGCCCGCCGGGAAGCAGAGGCGGAAGCTGCAAGAGAGCAACAGGCGCGTGCCGCCGAGGCGGCTGAAAATCAGCGCATCAAAAGACACCAGGACGAGTTCAACGCCGCCCCCTGGTACCAAAAGGCGGCGGTTGCAACGCAAGACATCATGGGCATTACAACCGATTCCGCCACGTTCGGTGCGATGAAGTATCCGGTCGCCGCACTGGAGGCGGCAACCTCTGATGAAACCTTCGACCAGCGACTGAAAGCCTATGACGACAATCTGCAGGCCGCTCGTGATCGTGCAGGGTCCGCCGCATTGGCGGCCCAGCTCGCCGGCGGAATTGCGACAGGGGCCGCGCTGGAAAAGTCCGGATTGGCACTGGCAAGTAACCCTGTGGCCAAGAACATGGCCGGTTGGAAGGGGCATGTTGCTCGCGGCGGCAGGAGCGCCATCGATGGCGCCGTGCAGGGGTTTGCCGAAGCGGTGTTTCGTGGAGAGCCGATTGGTCGGGGAACGCTGACCGGTGCGGTCTCAGGTCTCGGTGGCAGCGTGACCGGTGATATGGTTTTTCCGGCCGCCAACCCGGTTCCAAAGGTCAACCATGATCCGCTGGACTTCATCGACGCGGCCAATGGCCTAGCCGGCGCTGCGGCCGGCGAAGCGGTCGGGCAGACCTACGACTCCATCAAGGACTATCTTGCTGACCGTCCGCGCAGGGCCAGTGCATACACTAATTCCGGCTGGCAAAACCGCGAAAGATATTAGAGCATGCCGGCCTAGGACAGGAAGGCGATTGAGCGACGTCGGGTGCGCGGGCGGGAAGGCATTGCCCACCCGAATGACCAGGCCATCAAAAGGAGGTGACGCATGAGAGGCGTGATCTGCAGGCTGGCCTTGTGCCTGGCGGTTGTCCTCACCTGCGCGCCCGTCGCGCGATCTGCGGACGTCCCGACGGCAGCAGGTCGGACGGTGCCGGATGCCGGAGCGGCCGAGACTGAGGGCAGCATCGCGGCCTTCCTGAAATCCAACCCGAATTGCCTCGAATTTACCGATCAATGCTCGCACTGCGCTGTCGTCAACGGCGTTGCCGAGTGCTCGACGGCGGAGATTGCCTGCATCAAGCGGGAAAACCAATGCACCAAATGGGCAGGCAAGTAGAGCCGTGCTAAAGCCCGGACTGCAGACAAGGGGCGCCGACTACTTCCGTTGCCAAGGCTCTTCGGGCAAACTTCAATGCGGCGTGCACCGCCAATTTGATCGGCACGGCGATGAGGAGAACGAGCGCCAACTGGACCAGGAACGATTGCTCCGGGAAGGTGTGTTCGACAAACCGTATGATCAGAAAGCCAATTGCCAGGTCGACCACCAATTCGACGAGCTCAGACTTCTTGGATTTTTCGGACACTGGGATTTCTTGTTGACGACGGCTCGAGCGTGGACCTGACATGCAGAAGGTGACTACACGGTCCGCTTCGGGCGCGCAGTGACCGAACTCTGTTACTTGCGTCGCCAGTTCCTGCTACCGAAGACGACTGCCGCATCGAGCGCAATGCCGACTGGCAAGATCACGGCGAGGCTGGCAGCCGCCCGAACCAAGAACGTCGATTCCGGGAAAGCGTGGTCGATGACCTTTGAAACCAACAGGACGAGGGCAACGCCGATCGCGACGCGGAAGAATTCAAATTTTTTGGATTTTGCGGGCATTGGATGACCTGAGGCTCCACGGTTCGATAAGCGGCAATTGCCCGTCGAAGGCGATTTGGTCCAGCGCGCCGGTTAAAACCCGCGGGTGACGGCGAGGTAAGCGACCAGGCACAGGACCCAGAATAGCGCGGCAAAGAGTGTGCCCATACCCGAGCTGAGCAGATAGCGGCCGTTTTCCTGGTGCTTCAGGCCCAACCAGTTGAAGCCGGTGCCGGCGGCGTAGAGGTCTTCAACCTTTATCCTGCCGAAGCTGAGGAACGGTACGAGGACGCGCGCCACACGATGCAGGAGAAAGCCGACGACGATGATATCGAGAATGTCGAGGACGATCCCAGCGATGGCGTCCAGGGCAACTCCGACTTTCTTCATGCTGCAAATCCCCGAGATGTCAAACCGATGCCACCGAGATAACGGCGAAGGCAAACAAAACTTCGACGCGCGGTAAAGTGGCGGTCGCCATCGTGCTTTCGCACATGGGTAGCGCGGAACAAAAGCAGAATCAAGCCCCATCACATTCGGCACGTTCCGCGAGAGTAGCCAATTCAGACTGGCCGCGTCGCGCGTGGGAACGCTCGCAATTTCCGACCTGCAACGACCATTTCAGAAGGACCATGCCATGGAAGATTTCATTTTTCCGGGCCGTGCGAAGCCCGGCTCCGGAACCGTTGACAAGCGCAATCTGCCAAGCCGCGGCGCGGGAAATCTAAGCCCCGAGGATGCGAGGGCCTATGCCGACGACCTTTTGCGCAGCGCTCTTGAGGACCCGTCGGCATATACGGCGGAAGGGCTGCGGAAATCTCTGGGTAAGCTGTCTGAGGGTGGTGACGGGACCTACAGCGCCAGGCCGCGGAAGGGCCTCGGTGGGATGCAGGGAAATCTTGAGGGCGTAAAGACCGAACTTAACACCCTGCAGTCCGAGGTCAAGAACGTCGACGGGATGGCGGCTCTGAAGGATATCGTTTCGTCGATCCAATCGATGCAGGAGCTGCTGGCCGACAAGGAACAACAGGGCTTCTATGAGGATCCTTATAGAAATCAGCCGAAGTTGCCGGACAATTGCGAAGAGCTCCCCTGGAACAACTCATCGCAGGCGCGGCCCATTTCCCTCGGGGCCTCGAATGGCAACAAGGATGCGCCACAGCCCTTCCGCTGCGTAACGCCTCCTACGCCCTGGAACAACCCGAAGCGGCAGCCCATTTCACTGAGGAAAGCGCTCGACACATGGAGGGAGTGAGGGGTCGTTCTGGCTATTTGAGGCTTTCGAGCGCGATGTAGAGTGTGCCGAGTTTCAGGCGGCCGGCGCCTGTCTTGTAGTAGAGCACTTCGGCGTGCGGGCGGACGTTTGCGACGGAGGTCTCGTAAGTTCCATCCGCGAAGAAGCAGCAGGGATTGTCGCCATCCCAGGACGACGCAACACGCAGGCGGTAGCTGTCGTAGCCCATGAAGAAGCGTAAGCCGATCTCATAATCGCCGACCGTGAGGGTGCAGACGCTGTTATCGCCGCACCAGTTCGTCGCGTGATCAAAGGTCTTGTCGTCCTTGAGCAGAAAGGCCTTGACGAGGTAGCGCGGCTCTCCCGATTGGCCGCTCGCCGAGGTGGGCGAAACCGCTGCGGCCAGAAGCAGGCCTGCCAATCCCAGGCTCGATAGTCTTCTCATGGGTTCCTCGTTCGATAGACACGCGCGCATGTGACCTAGAGTGGCAGATTGCTCTGGTTCGCACAGCGGTAGCGCGGAACAAAAGCAGAATCAAGGCAGCGTTCGACGCAAAATTTCGATCGAAAGCAATCGCTCTCCAACTGAGGTCCACAGCATGAAACCTGAGGAACGGGCAGCGGCTGCGCGCGCCATTCTCGACGTGCCTTTTTTCAACGAGGTGATGAACGAGCTGGAATGGGCGGCGATCAACGGCTGCATCCATGCCGGCCTTACCGACGATGCCGGGCGGGCGGCCCATGCGGCCGAAGCCCGCGCGATCAGAAACTTCCGGGCCAAGCTCAAGTTCCTGACGGAGCAAGCCAAGGCTGACGGCAAGGGCGCACCCGCCTGACGGGCAAGCGCTTTCACCAGGGCATTCCATCCGAGCGGCAAACGCCGCGCGTGAATGCCTCACCTACCTAAAAAGGTCACGCCATGACGAACGATAGTGCCAACCTGCCTTTCGGCGGGAGCAAAACCGTTGACCCCGCGACCGGGCTTGACGATGCCGATCTCGATTTCTGGGAGCCTGAAGATGAGGCCAACCTGGAGCCGGGAGGGCTAAGCGGGTACGGCGCAGAAGAAGCCATTGACCAAGGCCACGACGACACGGCCCATCCCGAAGACGAGCCGACTGATCCTGACGAGGATACGGCGGCCAACGACGACGCGGATTTTCTTGTTGTGCTCAAGGGTGGCGAGGAAGTGCCGTTTTCCGAGCTGAAGCTCGGCTACATGCGCGACCGCGACTACCGTCACAAGACGCAGGACATCGCCAACCGCGGGCGGGCTCTGGAGGGCATGGCAAGCCGGGTGGCCCAATCGGCCAACGCCTTTGCCAACCTCCTCGCCAGCCAGATCCCGCCGGAGCCGCCCGAACACATGGCGGCGCTCGACCCGGACGGCTATCGGCGGCAATGGGCACTGCACCAGGCGGGGCTCCAGAGGATCGACGAGGTGCTGTCGATTGCCGAGGCGCCGGCGACCGTGGTGGATGCCCTTTCGCAGGCTGCGAGTGACGAACAGCTGGACGTGGAAAATGCCAGGCTGATCGAAGCCTTTCCCGAAACGGCCGATGCGGAGGGGCGTCTCTCCTTCTTCGCCGGTGCTTTCGATGTAGCGGAAGCGCTCGGCTTTTCCGAGGCCGAGGTGCGGGAAGTGACCGATCATCGCCTTTTCAAGCTCGCGCACTATGCCCGTCTCGGCCTTGCCGCCGAACACGCGAAAAAGCGGGCGATGAGCAAGCTGAACAGGGCACCGGCAACGGTGGCGCGACCAAGGCCGGCAGGCAAGGCAGTGCAGGCGCCGGGCCGGAGCCGGGAAGCGATGCAGCGGCTGACCAAAAGCGGCTCCATCCGTGACGCCATGGGTGTCGACTTCGACTGACCTATGGTCGCCTCCGCTCGATACTCGTCACAAACAGAGTCCGGAAATCCGTCTATCCAGTTGTTTTGATTGGAAACTGTTCCGTATCCGCGCGTCACGACCAGGACTGATCTCTTAGCGCCTGTACCCTCGGGTGTGGGCGCTCATGACCATCTCAATCAATCAAGGACACTATCATGGCTGTCGTAGCAAACACCTTCACGACCTCGCAGGCCGTGGGCAACCGCGAGGATCTTTCCGACGTCGTTTCCCGCATTACGCCGGAGGATACGCCGATCTATTCGCTCATCGAAAAGGGCAAGTGCAACACGCACCACCCGGAATGGGAGACGGACGAACTGGCCGCGCCCGGCGAAAACATCCGCCAGGAAGGCGACGAATACACCTTCGGCACGATCATCGCTCCGACCAGGCTCGGCAACTACACCCAGATTCTGCGCAAGGACTGGATCATCTCGGCCACCCAGGAAGTGGTGGCGGAAGCCGGCAACGTGCAGAAGCGCAAATACCAGAAGCTGAAGAAGGGCGTGGAGATCCGCAAGGATCTCGAATATGCGATCGCCGACACCAATGCTTCCGTCTCCGGCGCCACCCGTGAACTCGGCTCGCTGCCGACCTGGCTGACGACCAACGTCTCGCGCGGGGCAGGCGGCGCCAATGGCGGCTACAACCCGACGACGGGCCTGACGGTGTCGCCGACCGACGGCACGCAACGCCCCTTCACCAAGGCGATCCTCGACCAGGTGATGCAGACGGGCTACCAGAACGGCGCCAACTTCCGCCATGTCTCGGTTTCGCCTTACGTCAAGAGCGTGTTCGTCACCTTCATGTCCGACGCCAACGTGGCGCCGTTCCGCTACGCCGTCTCGCAGGGCGGCGAGCGCAACACGATCGTGGCGACCGCCGACTACTATGAAGGCCCGTTCGGCACCGTGATGATCCACCCGAACCGGGTGCAGGCGGGCAGCGCCAAGCTTGCGCGCAACGCCTACTTCCTCGACACCGACATGCTCTCCTTCCTCTGGCTGCGCAACATCCAGGAAGACAAGGCGGTGGCCAAGACCGGCGACGCGGACAAGGGCGTGATCATCGGCGAGGGAACGCTGAAGGTGCACAACGAAAAGGGCCTCGGCGTTGCGGCCGACTTGTTTGGGTTGAGCGCTGCGAGCTGATCGAGCGGAATAGGCCTTTCTCGCGCACCGATACCTAACCGGAGCGCTGACGGCTTGAGCGGCTTCAAGGAGCCGCTCTCGCTCGTCGGCGCCTTTGCGGGCTGCGCTCGCAATAGAGGGCACGCGTAAAACGAAACCGAGCTATGAGAGGTACAGTGTGACCAAACAGGACAAACCGCTGAATTCGATGGGGCTACCCGTCAGAATCCAATCCGTTCGAGAGGCGATGGGGTACTTCGACGAAAATCCGATATTGACCGGCAACAAGGCTTTTGCCGACGTGGAGGCGCGGCGCGGTGAGAACGCACTCTTCAAGCATCCGCCGCCGAGCGAACTTATGAACGGCGATTTTCGCAAGGCACCGATGCACTTTCGCGGTACGCTGACGGATACCACGAAGTTCAGCAAGCAACATCAGGCGGTGCCAACCGAGCGCCTAAAGCCGACCACGGACTACGACAAACTCTCGGATAACATCGCGTTGCGTCTGAAGCGAGATCTGCAACGGGATCTGATCATGACCGAACAGGACGCTGCCGCCTTCGTCGGAAATTTCGACCACGAAAGCGGCGGATTCGGACGGGTGTTCGGCAATTTGTGGCAAAATGGCCGGGTAAACGGAAATGCTTATGGCTATCCGCAATGGGACGATCGCAGGGAAGCTTTCTTCAACTGGGCGGAAGAGCGCGGGCTGCCGCCCGAATCCTATGAGGCAAATTATGGCTTCATAAAGCACGAACTCCTCAATGGCGAGCGTGGTGTACGGGAGCCGTTGTCGACTGCCAAGGATATCGACGACGCTACATACGTCGTCGCCGACAAGTACGAGCGTCCCAACCCCGCCAAGATGAAGCTTGGAGAGCGTCAAGAGTTGGCGCGGCGAGCGCTGGGGCTTCCGGATTACTCTGTCGAGACACCCGTTCCCCCTGCCAATCCGATGCGCAATCCCATCTCAGATCCACCCTGGCGGCGCTAGGCGGCATCAAGGGTGTGGCCGTGGCCGAAGGACGGTCGTGTCACAGTTCACACGATTCCGCTGCCATTACCGAGTTCGTCAAGGCGGCAACTGTGGTTGGCTGTGCCGGGTAAAAGATACGATTTCTTCTCAACAATGCCTTGTGTTCGTTCTCTTAATGTTCTACAAGTTTTGCGAGTGAACAACGTTGATCGTACCGGTTGAATTCGCCGGTGCGCTCAGTATCGGCCCCCGCGTGCACTCTCAGTTTCCCATTCATTAGAGAGCGTCCGGCGTTGGCCTTGGAGGGATCGTGTTCAGGTGGTGCGTGTCGGCCCTGGCGGCCTTGTTTGTCTTGAGTTCGGCGATCCCGGCGGCGTCCTCGCAACCGTCATCCGGCAGTGCAAGACAGGTTTTTGGCGCGTTCCTCGCCTGCAAGGCGGACATCTTTTCGCTTCTCGGCGGTGACAGGGCGGATTTTGGCGCAGCAGTGATCGGGCCCTATGACTGGAGCATGTCGGATGGTGTCACAGGGCAAACGATCGCGTTCGCGGCGCCTGTCGACGTCGGTAGCCTGTCGCTCACCGGCTATGTCCAGTTTGAGGCCGTCGGCATTGCTGTTCCGCACTTCACGTGGGGTTTTGAGGTCGAGCGGCGCGTATCTGACGTCGCCAAGGCGATCGAGGCAATGCTTCCCGGTGCCAGGTTCGTGGCAAAGGATGGTGGTGCGCTCGAGTTGAAGCTCGATGCCCAATCGGTTCCGCAGGGCGACGCATCGGTCGCGCCGGAGGACAGTTACAGAAAAATCGTCGTTCGCCAGGCAAACGATCCTTCGCGATCCTTCGTCATGTGTGACGCGTCCAAGGATCGAATGGCGGAACTGACGACCGATGAGGAGACTGGCAGGAGGCGCCTCCCGGACGCTGAGGACCTGTTCCCACCGGCGAGGCGGCCAGCCGTCAAGACCAACCATGTTCTTGACGCGTTCGTCGCCTGCAAGCCCTCTTTCTTCGAGGTGTTGAAGGCTGAAAGACGCATCTTCCCGCGGGTCCGTATCGAGCCTTGGGAGAGCCCGGACAACGCGCCTCACATTCCCGAAGCGGAGAAGACCTACAACGAAACCGTGACATTCGAACACCTGGTCGAGATTGGTGGCCTCCGCATCGTCCGGTTCTTTCAACGAAAGACGGTTCAGTCTGGTGAACCGACGCGCTTTGCCTGGGCCCTTCAGGTCGCTCAAACGCCCGATGGAGCCGCTCGTGCTATCTCGGCTCAGTACGGTGCGAGATTTACGGATTACTGGAGTTTGGTTGACAAGGATGTCGGTGCCACGCCGGTTTCGCAGCACCTGACGTTGCGTTCCTACTTCGATCCCGATGAGCAGGCGACGGTAACCTGCGCACCCGACGAAGCCGAGACGAAGGACTTTCGCCTGCCGGAAGCAGCCGAGACCTTCGGCTGGGCCCAACTTGGGCCACCACCGGTGGGCCGCGGCAACCGGCTGATCAATGCGCTGCTGCAATGCCGGGCGGATTTCTTCGAGGCGCTGGGCGAGGAAAAAAATGCTTTCGGCAAGGTGGCGTTCAAGCAGGCCGCCGGCCCATACCGCAAGGATGGAGACGCAGAACGCGCGCCAATGCGTGTGGCGTTCGAAAAGCCGGTCTATGCCTCGGGCTTCACGCTGACAGGATACATTCAGCGGCGCGTGAATGTTGCAGGCGAGATGAAACTGAGATGGGGTTTTCAATCACCGGACGGCATGAGCAGGATCGAGCGGACCACGGAGAGACGCACAGGAAGCGTTCGTGTGTCCGGCAAGGGGTGGTTGTTCGACCTTGAGACCGACGAAACCGGCTACACACCGTCTTCGGATCTCGAGTTTGACGAGGGATTCTTGGGGTGCACGACGCCGCTCGCATCAGGCATGGAACTGCTGAAATCCGGTGACCTCTTTTTGAAATAAGACACGGGGCCGAAGAACGGCAATAGGCTCTTCCGCCAACGCCATTGCGCGTCTCGCGCGGGGCAGGCGGGCAGCGCGAATCTCGCGCGCAACGCCTACTTCCTCGACACCGACATGCTCTCCTTCCTCTGGCTGCGCAACATCCAGGAGGACAAGGCGGTGGCCAAAGCCGGCGACGCCGACAAGGGCTGATCATCGGCGAGGGTACGTTGAAGGTGCACAACGAAAAGGGCCTCGGCGTTGCCGCAGATCTGTTTTGGCTGAGTGCTGCGAATTGATCCCGGAGTCCTGCACATTGGAAAGGGGTGGACATTGGTTCGCCCCCGATCGATCGAAAACTCGCTGCAGAGGCTGCCGTCGGGGCGAGCAGTGCGACGAGCATTCCGCTCTTGCCGTGGAGGCACTGCACGAAAAGCGGGATCTGCAGCGGATGCAGGCTAACGTCGATGGCTGGCCGTCAAAACCTCCTCTGCACCGCATAAGCTGTGGAGATGGTTGGATTTCAACCTTGTGTTTGTTCTTGAAATGTTCTAGTAGGCTGATGTCTGGTTACGCTCTGCAAATGAGGAGGCGGCACGAAGAGGTGGCTAAAGGTATTGGTCTACACCGTTGTCACTCTCTTCGGGCTGTTCGTCGTGCTGGTCGGGCTGGTGTTGGCGACAATCGATCCCTATTCGTTTGAAGACATGAGCCGCGGCGGAATCTGCGAAAGAAGCGGTGGTGTAGTAGCGCCGGAATGCGCAATGCCACCGGAGAGCGCCGAGAAGGTGTTGGCTGCATTGCTCACGTGCGACGCCCAATTCTTCAAGACCCTTGACGAAGAGAAGGCTGTTTTCAAGAGGGCGAATATCGTGGCTCACCCTTACAACCTTCTCGACGCAGGCGAGCCGCGGACTTCCGTTGTGCCGTTCTCTCAGCCCGTCGAGGCGTACGGACTTCACCTCACCGGTTACACGCAACAGGCCGTGCGGGGAAAGAGCGACTACGCGTGGGGGTTTTATGCGTCGGAACAGCCTGACGACGTCGAGCGCGCACTGGAAGCAGCCCGCAGCGACGCGCTTGCAGCAAACCCACGCGCCGGCGCGTTCGTGATAACGGCATCCGACACCCCTGATTTTCCTGGAACACGGCTTGGTTGTCGCGTTGCCGGGGATGGCGCCTCCACCATCGAGGACTTGCCGTCGGTTTACGATCTGTTCCTGTCTCGAGACATCACTACTTCACTCTTCGACAAGTTCGATCTCTTCGTCGCGTCGGCGATGAAGACCGTTTCGGATTTTGGGCGATAGAAAGATCCTGTCCACGATCGTCGAGGCATGCGGGTGGCCACGTCGTCACCTTGGCCGTTGATGTTCAACTCAGTCTTGGCGGCTTGCTGAGCGGGGCGGCGGCAATGTTGCGTCGGCACCGCGGAGCAGGACTTCCCACCTGAACGGCGGTATTTGGCTCCCGCCCGTGCACCTGAGCACGTTGGGGCCCGGAACGGGCGCTGCGAATATTGATGGATGACACCAGCCCCTCCGGTGCGGGCGCCTGACCCGCGCCCGATCCTCTTCCAGAAGAACAATTGTTGCCAAGGCGGCTCTCCGGAGCCGCCTTTTTTCATGGAGATTTTTATGTCCGAAGCAAAGAAACCTGTTCCGGTCCGTCTCGTCTACGACGTCTGGTTCCAGGAAGGGGAACGCGCGGCCGCCGGCGCGATCGTATGCGTCAGCCTGGAACAGGCCAAGGCGTTGATCGCCGCTGGCAAGGCGGAGCGCGCCGACCCGCTGCCTGGGGAGTGAGCCATGCTGATCCGTGATGGAGCCTGGACGCTCTACGACCATGACAGAATGACCGGCCGCTCCGTCTGGCACCACTTCGACGGAGAGAAGGACGTCTACCGTGTCGATTATCCCGTCGACAACCTGGTGAGCGAAAACCAGGCGGTGCGCAACAGCGCCGAAAGGATCTGGCAAGGCGATTGGCATCGCGTCGCCTCGGTCCCGCTCAACATTGCGCATGCTTCGGGTCTGGTGACGGCACATTCCGAAGGTGACGACCGTTTCGTCAAACGCTTCCTCAACGACGGCGACAACCGCGCCTGGCGCACCAAGGAGGGCAGGCTATGAGCATTGCAGACTATGCCGCGTTGCTTGTCGATGCGGGTGAATACAGCGGGCGCAACGACATCGCGCATCTCTTTCCGCGTTTCGTCGGACTTGCCGAATTGAAACTCAACAGGGCACTGCGCGTGAGCGAGATGGAAGCGACGGCGTCGATCAATGTCGTCGACGGCGACGCGCCTCTGCCGATGGACTTTCTCGAAGCTCGACAGGTCTTGACGGCTACGGGCCGGCCGATCCGCGCAGGCGCCTTGCAGCAATTTTCCGACATCGGCCTGACGGGCGGTGGCACCCCACTCGGCTATTCGATCGTCGGCAACCGGATCAAAGCCTTTCCAGCCGGCAGCTACGGGCTGACGGTGACCTACTACCGCAAGATCCCGCCGCTTTCGGCCGTCAACCCCACAAACTGGCTGCTGGAGCAGGCGCCCGACGCCTATCTCTATGGTCTTGTCGAGGAGATCGCCATCTGGGAGCGCGACGCCGGCAAGGTTGGAGCCGCGCAACAGCTGAAGATGTCGGCGCTTTCCGGGCTCGGTATTGCCGATGAACGCGCGCGCTGGGGCGATGCCCAGATGATGGTGGGAGGGGCAACACCATGACCTTGCTTTCGGCAATCAACGAGGTCTGCGACATCGTTTCGCTCGACCGCTTCGAGAATATCTATGGTTCGAACGATCCGAACGCCCAGACGATGGTGGCGCTGGCGCAAGAGGCGGGCGAGGAGATTTCCCGCCGTGGCGACTGGCGCCGCCTGCTGAAGCAGCACGTTGCGATCCTTTCCCCATCGAACTTGCCGGGAGACTACCAGCGATTGACGCCCGGTGGCGCAGTGCGGACCGCGTCCGGCATCTGCTTCAGGCCGATCGCCAACAGCTCGCAATGGGCGATCGTCAGAGGGACTGAATCGACGCAGCCCTATTTCTTCCTGCGCGACAGCCAGGTGCTATTTTCTCCGACAGCGGCCGGGATTGGAGCGGTGATCGACTACATCTCGAAAAACTGGGTGTTGGGCGACCCTTTCGAGGAGCGCGACACATTGCGAGCGGACGACGACCGGACGCTGTTTCCCGAACGTCTGCTTGGCAAGGGCATCCTCTGGCGCTGGAAACGGCAAAAGGGCCTGCCGTTCGATGACAGTCTAGCGGAATTCGAAGCCGATCTCCTGCAGGAGATCAATGCAGATCGGGGTGTGTCATGAGAGCGAACCTGAAGCCAGGGCGGATCGGGCAGAGCAATCGCGGCGCAACCAGCGTCGGTCGTCGGCAGTCTTCGCAGCCAGTCACCTTTCCGGCGCCCGTCAACGGGCTGGTAACCGCCGCGGACATGGCTTCGCAGCAATCGGGATCGGCAACCGTGCTTCGAAACTTTTTTCCGACACTCGTTGGGTGCCGCATTCGGGGCGGCTCGCGAAAACGCGGTCGCGCAGCGGATGGCGGGGTTATCCGAAGCGCCTTCAAGTACAAGTACGGGGCTGTCGAAACCTTGTTCATGGCGACCGACAAGGCAATCTACGACATGACGTCGCCAACAGCGCCTCCGGCCGTGACAGCAGCCGTCGTCGGCGGGCTTTCTGGAGGGGACTGGTGCACCTTCCAGCATACCAACTCAGGCGGTTCGCATCTCATCTGCCTGAACGGAGCGGACCCGCGTCGCGTCTACAATGGCAGCAGTTGGGCGACGAACCCACCGATCACCTTTCCAGACACATCGACCACCGCGCAGCTCAACTACGGCTGGCTGTTCAAGAACAGGCAGTTCTTTCTGAAGAATGCGACGCTCGACGCGTACTATCTGCCGGTCAATGCGATTGGCGGGGCGGCGGCCGTGTTTCCACTCGGCGGGGTGATGAAGAAGGGGGGCTCGTTGCAGACAGGTTTCTCCTGGTCGCTCGAAAGCGGCGACGGGCTTTCCGACCTCTGCGTCTTTGTCTCGAGCGAAGGGGAGGTGGCCGTTTATGCTGGAAGTGATCCGAGCGACGCCAACAGCTTTGCGCTGAAGGGGGTCTACCAGATCGGCCGGCCGCTCGGAAAGAACGCCTGGATCCGCGCCGGCGGCGATATCCTGATTGCCACCACGGATGGTCTGACGCCGATTTCGCAGGTCTTCGAGCGTGATCGCCAGGCATTGAGCCAGGTTTCGATTTCCCGACCGATCGAGGACGAGTGGCGCCGGGCGGCAAACGCGACAGGCGCGGGCTGGGTGATCAAGCAGTGGCCTGAGCAAAACCTCGTCTTCCTCGCCTTTCCCGCCAACAGTGTGATGTCCGACACGACCTTCGTGCTCAACGTCTTGAGTGGCCGCTGGTCGACGGTCAGCAACTGGAAGGCGAGTTGTTACGAGACGCTGCAGGGGGGACTGTTTTTCGGTACCGACGGCGGTTTCTGCTGGCAGGGCGACTCGACCGGGACCGACGACGGGCTGACCTTCACCGCTGCCTATCTCTCACAGTTTACGTCGGCCGGGCAGTTCGGACAGCGTGCACAGGCCACGCTTGCCCGTATGTATTTCCGCGCGAAGAGCAGACCCATGGTGCGGCTCTTTGCACGCGCCGACTTCGACAGGACGATCCCGCCGGCCTCTCAAGTCACAATCGGTGACGCCGCCTCATCCGAATGGGATGTGGGGCTTTGGGACAAGGGTGTCTGGGATTCATCGACAGAGCAGCTCCGATACAGTTTTCGCCAGAATGTCCGAGCGGCCGGCGACATGCTTGCAGTCGGCTGCGCCATTACGTCCGGCGGGATCGCGAGGCTCGACATCGAAGTGGATCTCGCCACGTTGCAGGTCGAGGCCGGTGAGGCCAGCACATGAGGCTTCTATGGGGCGGCGATGGCGATCCCGTCACGAACCGGGTGATCGCTGATTTCGTCGCCGCCCATATCACCGGCTGCGCCAGAGGCTTCACAGCGTTCACCACCATGGGAATCGTCGGCGATGACGGCAGGCTCGTTGCCGGTGTCGTGTACCACAATTACGCGCCGGAAGCGGGCGTGATCGAGCTTTCGGCCGCTTCGACCAGCAAGCGCTGGCTGACCCGACAGGTGCTCAAGGGCATGTTTGGTTATCCTTTCGGGGAAATCGGCTGCCAACTGATCGTTCTGCGCGTGTCGGAGCGCAATGCCGGCATGATCGCGATTGCAGAGCGCTTCGGCTTTGCGTCCCACCGTATTCCCCGCCTTCGCGGGCGGGATGAAGCGGAAATCATCTTCACACTTTCAGACAGTGACTGGCGGGCGCATCCCGTCAACCAGAGGTAGATACCATGGGAAAACCCAAAGCACCAAAACCGCCGGATCCCCGCCAAACCGCGGCGGCGCAGACCTCAACAAACATTGGCACGGCAATAGCCAACGGCACGCTGGGCAACATCAACCAGGTGACGCCTGACGGCAACCTGACCTACTCCCAGACCGGCAGCCGCAAATGGACCGACCCGATGAACGGTGCCACCTACGATCTGCCGGAATGGACGGCGACGCAGACGCTCTCGCCGGCGCAGCAGGCGATCAAGGACCAGACGGACGCTGCGGAAAAGAACATGGCGACGCTCGCCAACAATCAGTCGGCCCGGTTGAACGATCTGCTCGGCCGACCGATGGACCTCTCCGGAGCGCCGGCGGCCGGCAACCCCAATGCGATAGGCCTGCCGCAGTACCAGCAATATGGTTCGGGCCCGGCCCTGCAGACGGCGCTGCCCAGCACGGGCAATGTTCAAAGTGCTGTGGCCAATGCCGGGACGATCCAGACTGCGCTTGGCAATGCGGGCGACATCAAGCGCAGCTACGAGAGCAACTTCGATACCAAGCGCTATGAAGATGCGCTGATTGCCCGCATGAACCCTCAGCTGGACCGTGATCGCGCTGCACTCGAGACGCAACTTGCCAACCAGGGCCTTCAGCCCGGGTCCGAAGCCTACAACAGGGCAATCGACCAGGCGACACGTCAGGCAAACGATGCGCGTTTCGGCGCCATCCTCAATGCCGGGCAGGAGCAATCGCGGCAGGTGGGGCTTGCCCAGCAGGTCGCTGCCTTCCAGAACGCGGCCCAGCAGCAGGCCTACGGCCAGATGCTTCAAAACGGGCAATTCGCCAACCAGGCACAAAACCAGCAATACACCCAGAACGCCAACAACATGCAACTGGCCAATGCCGCCCAACAGCAGACCTTCAACCAAGCACTCGCGGCGTCCGGGTTCAACAACGACGCCCTGCAGCAGATGCATCAGAACAATCAGGCGGCAACGGCTGCCAACAACACGCTGAGGGATCAGACCTTCAATGCCGAGCAGGCCCGGCTCGCGGCGCAAAACGCTGCCCGCACCCAGTATCTCAACGAGATGTATGCGCAGCGCAACCAGCCGATCAACGAGATTTCGAGCCTGCTTTCCGGTGCCCAGGTCAGCAATCCCAACTTCGTGCCAACCCAGGGGCAAAGAATTGAGGCGCCGGACTACGTGGGGATGGTGCAAAACAACTATCGAAACCAGCTCGATGCTTACCAATCGCAGCTGAGCGCGCGCACAGGGGCGCTTGGTAACGTGCTGGGCATGTTCAAATCCCTACGCGAGAGCGACCGGCGTCTGAAGAAAGACATCAGGAAAGTTGGCAAGCTCGATGGGCATGCGCTCTATGAGTATCGCTATCGGGGGGAGCCGGCGCACGGCGCCAAACATATCGGCGTGATGGCGCAGGAGGTGGAAAAATCCCGCCCCGATGTCGTCAGCCTCAGGCCCGACGGGATGCGCCGCGTCGACTACGGCCGGCTCTTCGGCGCCGGGCGCAAGCCGCGCTAGGAGATGCGTCTCCATCAACATGACTTGTCGGCAGCAAGAACCACTGCAACGACATCGGCAGCCTTATGAAGTGTTCCGGTGTGTTCAATTCCATGTTCGGCGCCGGGCACACGCAACGACCCGGCGGCTGCTCACTTGCTTGGTAATCTCTGTCGCGATGACGACCGATGCTGCGAGCGACATCACCCCATTGAAAACGCGTGCTCGATGATCATCGGCAGGCGCACTGCTGCACATTTTTCTGGAGAACAGCCATGCCCAGAACAGGTGGCGTCTATTCGCCTCCCGCCGGCACCAAAGGCGTGCCAAACACCACCATTCAAAGCGTGCCATACAACACGCTGATCGACGACCTCACCGCGGATGCCAACGCGCCGCGCCCCGTCACGGCAGGCGGAACTGGGGCGACAAGCGCGAGCGGCGCAAGAGCGGCGCTTGGGGTCGAGATCGGCTCAACCGTCCAGGCCTATGACGCCGGACTGCAATCAATCGCGGGCCTAACGACGGCTGCGGACAGGATGCTTTACACGACGAACGCCGACCTCTATGCGACGACGGCACTGACGCCGTTTGCGCGGGATATTCTCGGTGATTCGAGCGCTGCGGCGATGAAGACGAGACTCGGCCTCGCGCCGATCGCCTCGTCGGGCTCGGCGAGCGACATTACGACCGGCACGATCGCGGACGCGCGGTTGCCCGGCACGATGTCGTCGAAGACGGTTCTAAGTACCCTCATTGTTGCGACGGGCACAGCCGGAAATGGCACCGCGAACGTGAGTGCGGGTAACGCGACGAACACAGGCTACATAGACCTACGCAAAGGGGACGGCAACCGTGCCGGTTTCATCGGCTACGCGGCGCATGCTGGCGGCAATATCGAACTGAATGCGGAAGCGGGTTTTCGCTACAACTTCAGCAGCGTTCTCGGGCCGACCTGGAATGGTGCCCCATTAATCACGACATCCGGCGCGACGTTTTCTGGGCTGGTTTGGGGCACAACATTTATCGCGCAAAGCGATTTTCAGATACGCGCGGCAGGTGACCGTTTCCTCTGGCTGATGAGCAATGCCGGCGTGAGCCGCGGTGCGATCCTACATAACAACGCAGTCGGTTCCATTGACCTTGCTATGTACAACACCAGCGGCACCTATGTACGCAACATGTCATTCCGTGAAAATGGGGCGGCGTATTGGGCAGGGCACCACTTCGAAGTCGGCAACAATGCAGGCGCAGCTGAATTCCGGCTCCACGCAAACTTGAACCGCAATCATCGTTTGCTGAGTGATTCAGGCGGTGCGTTCTACCTGCAGTATTCGAACAATGCGTGGGCAAGCGCCGCGACCCTTGCTTGGTGGGATTCCGCAGCTAACGCTAACTTCGGGGGAAGCATCTATAGCCCGTCGGGCTTCTATACCGCCGCCGGTTTGGGCGGCGGCAACGGCGTCATATCTGGCAACATCGACGGAGCTACTTATGTCGGACATAACCTTAGGATCAGTTCTTGGTGGGGCGTCGGATTCTGGGACTATTCCAGCGGCGCATGTAGAGTTGTGGTTAATACCAGAACTGGTGAAATTTCTGCGCTCGGTGCTCTGTCGCTCGGTAGTGCTCGTGTCTTTACCGACGGCAACATCCAGTTCGCCGGCACCATGGCCGGTTTCGGTACTTATCTCAGCGATGCCCTCAGTCAAAGAGCGGTTGTCTATACGGGCTCCAACGCCAACGAAACCAACTTCCCGCTGGGTCACGTCATTTCGGTGCTGTCGATGCATACGGTTCCGCGAAATGGAGCCATGACGGTTTACGTTCGTACGGCCAACAACATCGACTACACCACCTTTCCCGCCGACGCCCCCGGGGGCACGCTTGCTGGAACGTGGCGTACGCGGGGCCGGATGACGGGTGACAACGGCATCATGCAGAGGACAGCATAATGGAGAAAACAGAGAATCCGTCGACACTCGCCCTCAATAGGGTGCATTCGATCCGGGCGGCGGCACAGCCCGACGTCTTCATCGTCCACTGCAACATTACCGACATTCACGGTCGAACCTACGACTGCGATTACGGCTTGCAGCCGGACGACCCGCACGGCCTTGCGCCGAGCATTCGTCAGTGGATGCTGGACAAGCCCACGTTCCCCATCGGCATCTATGTTCCTCCCACGGTCGAGGAGGTGCGTGCCGGCATGCCATCACTCACAGCGCGCCAGTTCCGCTTGGGGCTGGTAAACGCCGGCATTTCTCAATCGACGGTGGCCGCGATTGTCGCCGAGCTGCCGGCCGGGCCCGATCGCGACAAGGCGCAGATCGAATGGGAATACGCCACAACGTTCAACCGAACGCACCCGCTGATCGCAACCATCGGCGCAGCGCTCGGTCTTGCCGGCGACCAAATTGACGAGATGTGGCAGGCCGCGGCCAGCCTGTAGTTACCCTCCAAATCGAAGGTGAACCATGAACAGAGCAGCGTTTTACGCGGCCCTGCGTCGTCGCGCGTTCGGCAAATCGCTTTCCGGGCAGCAAGTCGAAGGGTTCGAAGCCGTGCTTGATGAGGCGTTGCGGCGCAGGACAAGCCTCTTCCATCTCGCCGCTGTGCTGGCCGAGGCTCATCACGAGACCGGCGGTGCCATGCGGCCGGTCGAGGAGAACCTGAACTATTCCGCACGGCGGCTGATGCAGGTCTGGCCGGCGCGATTTCCGACACTTGCAAGCGCCGAGCCATACGCGAATAACCCGCGGGCGCTCGCAAACAGGGTCTATGGTGGACGGCTCGGTAATGTCGGAGCGGATGACGGCTGGCGCTATCGCGGGCGAGGGCTGGCGCAGATCACCGGCCGTGCGAATTATGCGACGTTCGGGCTGGCCGAAGCGCCCGATCGGGCGAGCGATGTGGCGACGGCAGTCCGGGTGTTGTTTGACGGGATGACCGGCGGACTTTTCACCGGCAAGCGCTTGTCCGACTTTGACATGAACGACAGCGGTTCGGCCATCGCCGCCTATCGTTATGCCGCATCGCGGGCAATCATCAACAGCGACATCCGGCAAAACGGCGTGAAGATCGAGACCTATGGACGAGCGTTCGAGGCAGCTCTGCGCGAATCCGGGTATGGCGGTGATCGTCCCGCAGGGGGCCGCGGCGACGAAGGCGTCGTTGTCGTTCTTCGCCCGGGCACGTCCCGGCAAACGCGCGAGAACGGGGATACCAGCCCCGTTCGCCCGTCTCAATTCCCTCGTTTCTTGCCAAGATCGATAGCGGAAATTCTCGCGAGGTGGTTCGGATGAACGCCGCCGTTGTGCGCATTCTGCTCAGATACGGCGCCGGGTTGCTTGTGGCGAAGGGGCTGCTGGCGCCGGAAGCGGGTGTTTTGATCGCCGAGGATCCGGACATGCAAATGCTCCTGCAGGTCGGAGGCGGGCTTCTGGCGGGCTTCATCTGCGAGGGGTGGTACTTGCTGGCGCGGCGCATGGGATGGGCCAGATGATCGCGCCTTGGCACCTGCTCCTGGCCGGCATCCTCGCCATCGCCGGCGTCACCTGGCTTGTCCACGAAATCCGCGAGGACGGCGCTCGTTCCCTCGCCAATGCCATCGAAAGGCAGAACAATGACGCCGAGAACAGCGCTCACGAAAAGCGCCTTGAATATGATTCCTGTCTTGATGCTGGTGGCTTGTGGGACTTCTCAACCGGCCAGTGTTCCCGGTCTGCGCGGGGTGGTCGGCACTGACCTGGTCGGTGCCCACGGAGCCTCGGCGATCGACCAGCGCAAGATCGACCGGACGATCGTCGGCCTTTGCGCCGCGGACATCTGGACAAAGGCCGAATGCCGTAAACATGGGGGTCGTGACGATGTCGTCCGTTGAAATCGACATCGTCGTTCATCGGCAGCTGGGAGAGCTTGTTGCCGGGATGCGTGCTCTGCAAGAGTCCATCCATCGGGTCGAGGAAGGGGCAAGGCGGGCCGAGGACAAATCGGCCTTCAGTCATGCCGGCGTTCACAGACGCATGGACCAACTCGCCGACAGGGTCAGTGAGCTCGAAACCTCTGTCTCGGCGATCGGCTCGGATATCTCGGACATGAAACCTGTGACCGACGACGTCAGGCGGTGGAAGCTTATGGGGATCGGCGCCCTCGGCGTCACCGGCATTGCGGCGATGGCGCTGGGTGTCAGCTTTGCCGAGGCGATCCGGCGCCTCGTGTTTGTGATCGTGGGCAAAGGGTAG